GCGCGCTATCCTGGGAGCCATGGCAAGACGCAATATCACGCAAGACCTCTATGATTCCCTTCTGGCCGCGTACCGCGAGAGGCCCAACAACCACAGCAATGCGGCCCGTATAGCGGGCTGTGAGCGGCGGATGGCACGCCGCGCGTGGGGGCAGGGGTGGACGGGTGCGCCGTGGGCTGTGCCTATCCAGCAAGCGCTTGAACAGGAACAACTTGAGGCCCGGGGTCTACGGGCTGCAAGTAGGACGACGGAATTCCTACAGGCTGAAGAATTGCGGGAACGGGCAAGACAAGACGCGATCGAAGCACGGGGGGAAGAAGGGCAGCTTGTCAGGCTGGCGCGGCACGCAACGCTTGACCTCATGGCGCAAACAGTCCAAACAATCGAAGCGGCCCGGGCAGTGACCAAACGGTTGCACGATTCGATCCTTGACGGGGCAGTCGATACCCTGTCCCCCGGTCAATGCTTGGCGATGATGGACAAGCTATCAAAGACCGCAGCGTCGGCCGTGTCCACAGGACAGGCTGTCATGCGCATGGAGCGCTTGCACATGGGCGAACCCGAATCAATCGTATCGGTGGACATGGGGCACGTCAGCACGGCGGATATCGGTGCTGAACTTCGAGAGATCGAATCGACCTTGAAGCTGATCGAAGGGGGTGCAAGCGATGACGACACACCACAGACGGCCGGTGTCGAGGTTTCCTGATATGGGGGCACCTTTTTTTGGGCTTTACCCTGTGACCGGGGGGCAGGCCCGAAAACCGACCTCGACCCCTAAAACGGGGCAGGGCGGGCATATCGCGCGCATTCCAGGCGAAGAATCCATCAAAAAAGGTCTAGACTATGAAGGGGGGAGGGGGGGACTCCGGGAGCACCTCGCACCTTGTGTAGTTACCTACCTCTCGCATTTTTATAATTTGTCAAGTCACCCTGTAACGGTTTTGTAAGCTATGAGTGGTACAAATGTGCAAAAACGCGCGCTGCGTGCGAGGGCCGAGGGTCTTCGCATAGAGTTAGCGCGTAGAGATCCAGACGTATTCATGTCTATGGTGCTCCGCGATGAGGAAACCAGCAAAACGGTTACCCAAGGCCCTTATCATTCCGAATGGCAGAAGCTTCTTACAGACCATAAACGTTTAATCATTTGGAGCCACGTCGAATCTGGCAAAACGCAGCAGCTTTCAATTGGTCGTGTCATATGGGAACTGGGTAGAGACCCCTCTTTGCGTGTAGTGGTTGTATCGAACACGGGTATGCAGGCTCAGAAGCTTGTTAAGGCCGTAGGCACTTACATTGACGAGAATGAGGCCCTACATAAAATTTTTCCAGGCCTTACGCGCGGTGGTACGTGGACAGGAGACAGTATTACCGTCAAAAGGGACACCCCTGCGAAGGATCCAAGTCTACAAGCGTTAGGTATGCACGGTAATATCCTGGGTGCTCGTATAGATCTGCTGATATTGGACGATATTCTAGACTATGAGAACACTCGAACGGACTATCAACGCCGGGAAGCCCAGAGATGGGTAGAGTCTACACTTTTTGGCCGTTTAACCCGTAGGGCTCGTTGCATTTTCGTAGGCAACGCGTGGCATCGTGAGGACATGATGCACAATTTAGCGGTTCGCCCGGGTTGGAAGGGGTTCAAGTTCCCGGTTGAGACCGACGGCATACCGGTTTGGCCCGATAGATGGCCCGTTGACCGGCTAATAGACAAGCGTGAAGAGTTAGGACCATTAGAATTTGCACGACAGATGATGTGCGAGGCTCGTGCAGAGGGTCAGAGCCGGTTTAGGCTCGCAGATATAGACCTGTGCAAGATGAAAGGCCGTGGAAAGAAGCCTTTGCCCTTTCTTAGCGAGGTTCCGCCTGGGTGCTCAACGTTTACAGGCGTAGATTTGGCTATTAGCCGCAAGAAGGGCGCTTCTAAAACAGTATTCTTTACATTGCTGATGCACTCCGATGGTACGCGCGAAGTTATAAACGTAGAAGCGGGGCGTTGGACGGCTTCTGAGATTTTAGCTCGTCTTGAGAATATTCATAAGAGATTTAAGTCTAGACTTGTGGTAGAAAATAACGCAGCACAAGATTTTTTAGTACAGCTTGCAACGGATAAACAGTTGCCCATAACGCCGCATACAACAGGCCGAAATAAGACACACCCTACCTATGGTGTGGAGTCTTTATCTGCGGAGATGTCGCGGGGGCAATGGATCATCCCGTGTGAGATTACTGGCGAGTGCGAGAAAGAAATCCAGGAATGGATTGACCAGATGTTGTATTACGACCCCGCTAGTCACACAGGAGACCATTTAATGGCCTCTTGGATTGCCCGGGAAGGTAGTCGTAAAGGAACCTTCGCTCATAGAGTCGCGTTCGGCGGTGTTGGCACCCCCGGACCACTACCGGCAGAGGAAAAGCACGCTTATTTACATGCTGATAACCACCCTGATAGGGTTGCAGACAAACTTTGGGATGAACTTTATTCTACTCTAGATTTTGACGCATAACTTATATGTTTCAAATACATTGTGCGCTACTATGCCTTTGACGTAGCGTCAGACACTCGTAGGGAGGTCCAATTAAATGGCAATTTCAATATCGCACGGCACGAAAGGCCCGTTTTCACCGACGTTATCGTCGGCAGGCGGGACTGGCACACTCTTACTAAATAGAGATCTGCTTAAACATAATCTTGAGACACCTTACACACGCCACGCCATCCAAATTTTTGGGTGGAACACGGACGCAGACGGGGCTGGCGGCGGCGATCTGCTTTGCGACGTCTTTGTTCTTGGGCCTGCGGGCGCAGTTCCCACAGGCGACGATGGGTTCCAGCAGATTGGCACGCTCAAATCTACGGCTGGGGACGAGGGTAGCCCTGTTAGCGGGTCTCATACGATTATTTTGGAGTCCGCTTCTCAAGGGCTCATCATTGAATCTGTTGCAGGCGGCGGGTTTACTACGGTTCGATACCCAACCCCACAGATGAAGTTGGTGTTTAGACACGAAGGTGGGGCTTGGTCTGGGGTTACCGCCGGTAACCAAGGGAATGTTGCCGTATACGTTAAGTCTATCCAAACGCTTGCGACACAGTAATGCTTGAAGGTAGGAATAAAGAATCAGCTTCTACGCTGGGCTGGCGTCCCGACTGGTTTGGACTTCCTGATAATGCTTGGGGCGTAGAGTTAACCTCCGCTATAAAGCAGTTTCAGAGGGAATGGTGTCTTGTTGATGACGGGTTTTGCGGGAGCATGACGTTCCTCCGACTGCTGCTCTTTCATGAAACCGATATTTGTGAAGACCAGCCGGTTCAACAGGACATCTTTCCCGATGAATTAGAACAAGAGCCATCTGAGCACATCTTAGTTGGCGGTGAACGGGTTCCTATTAAATGGGCCACCGTTCTAACCCCAGATGAGCCGGGTGCCCTGAAACTTACAAAAGGCTTTTCTAAGCGTAAGCGAACTGGGAAGGGTGTCGTAGTACATTGGCCAGTTACGTATTCACCGCAGGCCACTATAAAAGTTTTAAACTCTCGTAAGGTGGGCACCCACTTTGAGATAGGGCCACCCATAGGCGAAGACGCTGTAGTTACCATCTACCAGTACTGCGACGTTTCTTATCGCGCATATCACGCTGTAAAGTGTAACGATTTCGTAGGCGTTGACATTTCTTCTCCTGTGTACGCTAAAAGCTCCGTACTAAACCGCCTTAAAAAGTTAGGACATTCAGACAGACCAACGTTGGCTGGGTATAAGATAAATGGTTGGACAGCGCCGGATATCGTTGGCTATCACGAGAATCAATTAAAGGCTCTTTATGCCCTTTTAGCGGCGTTGCACACACATGCTGGGATTGTACTTGAGGCCCCCGCCTACACAGGCGATCCAAAAAACATAAAACGTGCGCCAACGTGGGCTTTTATAAAAGACAATCCCGGTGTATACCACCATGCAGAAGTAGACCTTCCACGACGTAGAAAAGACGGGAAGCTTAGAGCTTCCGGCAAGTGGGACACCGCTGGGGTAGATTTAAAACTGGCTTGCGAAGAAGCGAAAACTCTTATTTAGGGGTTAATTATATGGACTACTCCAGCCTTGTGTTTAACCTTGTTGCGTTGATTACGTCCATTATGGCCGGTGTTTGGTTTTTAAGTACTCGTTTGGAGCGAGTTAGATTGCAGATTTTAGGACAGACACAAACTTTTACAGAAAAGTTTAAACATATAGAAACAGAAATAACCCGCTTACGTGAAGCCGTGGACGAAGAACGCGACCGGCGCGCAGAAATATGGCATGAAGTAAATTCATTACGTGAGCGCATTGTAAAAATGGAAGTTAGGAGTTCTTAATCATGTTTGAATTACCAGAAAGTATTATGGAAGTGCCCGCATTGGGCAGTATTGTTATTATTGTGTGCGTTTGTGCACTTGCATCATACAGTTTGACTTGGTTATTGCGCGGTTTAGTCCCCTTCGCCAAACAGTGGCATTGGAAATTGCGCTTGGCCGCCGTGTTATCGGGAACATTAGTAGGCTTGATGGTTGCCGGTTACCCGTGGGGCATTGCTACAGGCCTTGCTTCGGGCGGGCTGACCACAAGTGTTGTAGCATTTGTTAAGAACAGACTTAAAAAGTCCTCGAAAGAGGGGTAGTAATGCTTGGCGAGCTTGGATTATCAGAGTGGGTTTTAGGCGGTGCCGGTATTCTTGCTATCATCGCTGCGGTGGCTATTCGGGCGTTCAAATCTGAGCGCGCAAAGCGTAAAGTAGCCGAGAAAACCGCTCATATACAGGCTGGCAAAGCAGAGGTGGAGGCAGAGGCTTCTAAGGGGCGTATTGAAGTTCTAGACGCTAAGAATGCGGCTTTAGAGAAAGCCGAGGACGACGCCGATAAAAAGAAAGCCGAATTAAAAGAAGTTGAGCGTGGGATAATTAACTCATCTTTAAAAGGACTTGCGGCTAAATGGAATAAGCACTTTAGCCGCAATAAGTCTGTCGAGGATTCTAATGATGAGGCATCTACTAATTAAAGCAGTTGCTTTTATGGTAGCAACGGCGCTCGTTCTAGGACCGCATATGGTCCTTGCTAACCCACCTTGTGAGGCTGCGTCCTCTTTACAAAAAGGCATGGAAGCTCCGTGCACGGGTCTTTTGCTGCCAGAGCCTCAAGCTCGCCAAGCGCTGCTTTGTTTAAGTGTAGACTTGCCGAAATTGCATATTGAGTTCGACAAGTTGAAATTAAAACTTTCTGTTGAAACACAGAGCTTTAAAGAGCTTGTTGCCGTTGAGCGTACTCGCGCAAATAAGCTACAGGCTCTTTTAGATGAAGCGATTACAATCCCTAAACTAGAAGTTGCGTGGTATGAAAGTCCATACTTTTGGGGCGTTGTGGGCGTTGTTGTTGGAAGCGCTTTAACGTTTGGCGCTGTATATGCTGCTACGGAGTTAGGCAAATGAGTTGGTTACGTAAAATAATTGGCGCTCCGGCAAACACTTCTTCAGATTTAGAAAAATCGCACAAGGGTAAAACGCCGCAACCCAAAAGCTGGCAGATTAATCCTGAAGATATCAACTACAGCGTACAGCCAGGATCCCCCGGTAGCCAGGTTCTCACAGAGACACATCCCGGTACGATGGGCATGGACTACAGCGCGCTTATGGCGGTGTCGCGTGTTCCAGTTATCGGGGCTATTATACAAACACGTATTCAACAAGTAGCAGAGTTCTGTGTTCCGCAACCGGATAGATATTCTGTTGGCTATCGTATTAGACTGCGAGATCCAAAAAAGAAAATGACGCGTGCTGCTGAAAGAGAAGCGCACGACATATCACGCATGATCGAAGAAGCTGGCGGCCATTTTGGTTACGGCGCTTTCGAGCCTACTATGCGGGCTTTAATGCGGGATTCGCTCGTTTATGATCAATGTAACTTTGAAGTTATTCGAGAGCGCGGCGGCAAAGTATGGGGGTTTGTGCCTGTAGATGCCATGACAATACGTAGAGCCGTGCTTAACGACAAAGAGAAGGCACAAGGGCGCATTGATTTTGACCACCCCCGGTATGTGCAAGTAGTAAATAACAAGGTTCAAAACGAGTACAAGCTAGATGAGATGGCTTGGGGCGTTAGGAGGCCAAGGACATGGCTAGGGGCTTCTGGCTACGGTTACCCAGAAATTGAGGAATTGGTTCGTGTCATAACAGACCTACTGAATGCCCAAACGTGGAATAGTGTAAACTTTACGAACGGTATAAATACCTCAACAATTTTAGCGCTCAAAAGTTCCATGACTGCCGATGTATTTAGAGCTTTTCAACGGCACGTAACATCTATGATGGCTGGTGTTAGGAATAGAAGCCGTATTCCCATTGTGCAGTTGAATCCAGATCTTAACGAAGATATCCGCACAGTTGATTTGTCACAAAGCGCAAAAGACATGGAGTATATGCAGTGGATTGGGTTTTTAGTTAAGATTGTTTGCGCTGTATACCTAATGGACCCGGCCGAACTTGGCTTTGTGTTTGGTACGGAGGGGCAATCAAATAGCCTCGTAGCACAAGGCCCCACAGAGCGCATTATCGCTTCAAAAGAGCGCGGACTTAGGCCCTTACTACGCGCCGTTGAATCGTGGATGAATCGCTATGTAATTTACGCGTACAACGACGATTTTTCGTTGGACTTCGTTGGTTTAGACACAATGACAGAGGAAAAGCGTACCCAGCTAGACCTTACGTCTTTGCGCGGTTTTAGAACAGTCAATGAGGTGCGCACAGAGCACGATTTGCCTAAGTTAGACTCTCCTGTGGCGGACATGATTCTTGACCCCACATATATACAGCAAGTCACAGCCTTGTTGCAGCAAGAGCAGCAAGAAGAAATGGGCGGCATGCCTGGTGCCGAACCAGGGCAAGAAGAGGGCGGTGGCTTACCCGAAGGTATGGATGAAGCCCAAGAAGGGGATACCTATGCCGACTACCCTGGTATGGGCGAACCTATGTTTGGTAATAACATAGATGAAGTTACCCAAGCAGCAGCGGGGGCTACTGAAAAAGCCATTAAAGACGGCCGCATTTCTGTGGAAGGAACTCTTACAGGTAAGCGCAGGACAGTTTTTACTAAAGCTGGTGTACGGGCCTACATTATTGAGGTGGACTAGTGAAAATTGTAGTCCAAGAATCCCATTTAGGCGAGTTTGAAACCACCACGGAAGATGAGTTTGCTCGTAAACTTGAGCGCGGTATTGATGCTCTAAGGCATAGTTGCGGTTCCTCGTCTATTAGTAAAGCAACCCCGAAATTTTTTGGTGAAGTCGTGGTTATTGACAACCTGGCCCAAATTTTGGCGGGGGCATTTGAGGCCAGATTGACGGCCATGAAAAAAGATATAGTAAAAGCTGTAAAGGATGGCGGTATTTGAGCCTTTCAGACGCCATAAACGCGGCTACACGCGCAGTTGCAGAAGCTTTAGAAGCTTTTGGGCATAAGTATTGGGATATTGTAGTTCCCAACATGCGCAACACTGTAGACCCGTACTCTTTTGCAATGATCGTGTCTTCTATAATGTCAGAAGAAACAAACCCGGCCACTAGGGCCGCCATGCGAGATTACTCGTTTGATAAGTGGGTTGTTTTAGTAGATGACGCTGTAGATAGACGCCGTATAACACCAGAACCTGTACAACCTCCACACCCTCCGTCCATCAAAAAACCCACCCCACCTACTACTCGGTCTGGTGTAGTAGTTGGTGGTCCTACCCACACTACCGTAGGTGGACCCCCTATAGGGGGTCCACCTATACCCACGGCAGCTATAGGTAGTATTTCGCCCGGTGGAGCGGCTACGCCGCCAATACCCGCGCCGCCAACGTGGTTATTTACACGAGAACGGGAGGCTTGGATTCAAGCACGGGTTAGAGGTGCTGAATACGTGCGGGGATTAGGCAATTATTTAGACCATAGCGTCAAGAAATTAGTGACGGAATCTTGGAGTGGCGAGGACATAGTTGCCGAAGCCGACCAGGATTTGCGTTATGGCGCTAGAGAGTTGGTTCGCGTGGAAACAGCGGACGCTTTGGCACATGGCCGCAGTGCTAGGGAGTTAGCCCGTAAGCTTAGAAATGCCACGGAAGACTGGTCTAGGGACTGGGAACGCATAGCCAGGACAGAACTACAGGGGGCGTATAACGAGGGCCAGGTAATTACGGCCGTAAGAAACGATGGTGTTAAAGCCCGTATAGCGCGCGTCCCAGAATCTGATGCTTGCATTCATTGTCAGCGCCTATTTTTAGATGCAGATGGACGTCCAAAGATATTTACTGCCGAGGCTTTGGCGAATAACGGTACTAACGTGGGTAGAAAAGCATTTGCGTGGTTACCCACAGTATGGCCGGTGCATCCGAACTGCCGCTGTGATGTGCAGCATGTACCAGAAGGTTTAGACTTTGATAATAGGTGGCTTTTAACTACTGAGGCAGAGGCGGCCCGTTCGGTGGGCGCAGAGCCCGAAGGTTTGGACATTTTAGGCGTGGAGGTTGCGTAGTGGCTACTAAGAAGAAAGTTTCCGATGGGGCCAATATCGGCAAGGGTCTTACGACCCAGACAGTCATACCTATGTACTGGACTTTGACAAAAAGCCAAAAGGCCGATGTTGATAAGGCCATTGGGCGTTTTAGTAAGGCTATTAAAGAGGGCCGGGAGCCTAAGATCGATGAATAAGTCGATAGGCAGATTTAGCGCTTTAATGTCGGGGATTGCTGCGGCACCTAAGCCCGGATCTTTCACAGAGCTTGTAGAAAAAGCTGCTCGTGGCGAAATGCGCATGGGGCATAAGTATGAAATGCGCATTCCTATGGGCGTGGATGAAAACGGTAAGCCCAAATACAAATACATATACGCCAAACAACCACATTGGCGCGGCAAATTCATTCATGAAATGCTTGAGGAAGGGTCTTCTGTAAGACTTCCAGAGCCGGATGGTGTTGTACACATTGTTGGTGAGGACGAGAAAGGTAATATTCGTCTTAAAAAAGAATCTACAGGCGAAGAGATTACGGTAGATAAAGAAGAACTTTCAGGCCGTTTAAAGGCTATGCACGCAGAGAAAATTTCGCACACTCTTTCAATGCGCGAAAAAGAACTCAAAGCTGTTGTTAAATACGGCACATTAAAGCAGCGACAAATTGTGTTCGCAGAAGCCTCGTCGTTTGGTTTGGCCATACCACCGGGCTACCATTTGGATGGCACTGAAAAAGCAGAAGCCGAAGATGAGGCTGCTGATCCTAAAGAGTTGATGAATCATGCAATTACTTTACACGAAAAGGACGTACCAGAGGTAGATGTGACGCTTGTGCCGCCGCACGTTTCTACCTTTATAAATCCAGATGAAGAACGGGGTATTCGTGGGCTGTTTCAGCATCAACTTGAGGGCGTTGCGCGTATTATATCAAGTTGGCTTAAACGGGATGGTTTTCTTCTTCAGGATGACGCTGGATTGGGTAAGACCCTTACGTGTTTAGCCGCTATTCTCACCAACGCGGGTAGGCGGAATCTCATAGTTGTTCCTACACGAGGTAAGGACAATTTAAAGAACGAGGTGTGGAAACGCGACGGCCAGGTTTTGGGGTTGGACATAAAAGATGTCTCTGAGTCTTTTGATCCGGCCGATGAAAACAATGCCCGCCAGAATCACGACGGTAATTACATTTGCTCGTATGATGAATTATACGACAAGAAAGTCACGATAGACCCAGACACGGGTGAGGAAATTGAAACCTTTGAATTACGGCCAGAGTTTGCGAGCGGTAATTGGGACACTATTACATTTGATGAGTGCCACAATATGGCTAACGCCGCTTCTCTTAGAACCCAAGCGGCGATGCTCGTGCAAGAGAATGCTAAGAAGGTTTTGTATTGCTCTGCCACCCCCTTCACAAATATATCTGACATGCACTACTTACGCCGTTTGTCGGGTAATAAACTGAAGAACGATCCCGGCTGGTTTAGTACTGGCGCAGAGTTTGTAAAGTGGGCAGTAAAAGCGGGTGCGCGTACTGCAAAGACGCTAACGCCCGTTGGTGACGTACCCCAAAAGATTGTTAATCCTAATACGCCTAAACCACTTGTGGTTGCCGCCGCATTGATGCACGTCGGCGGCAGTAGTATTAAGCGCGTTCCGCAATTATCGAAGTCTTTAGATAGTCGGTTCCACCGTACTGAAACAGTCAGTTTAGCAGACGATCATCAAACAGCGTTTAAAACCGCAGATAAAATCTTTGACATTGCGAAAGAAGCTGGCGTCGAAGCCCGTAGAATAGGAGCCTCTAAAGCCCTCTGGAATCGCCAGATGTGGGAGATTAGCAAACTAGATGAAACCGTCGCCATGGCCGAAAAGTCGCTTAAAGAGAACCCAAATGGGCAAGTGGCAATATTTACGGCGCATGTAAAACACGACCACAATGTTCTTTATGGTTTAGAAGGTGCCATTAGAAAGCGTGTAGAGGACGGACACCTTTCCGCCGAAAAAGCCGAGGCGCACATTGCAGAGTTAAAACGTCATGCAGATAGCCTGCCTAAAGTTGACGTGCACCAAGAACTATTGAACCGCTTAGGTGGGCACGACAAAGTAGCCATGATTCATGGCCGGTCTGATGAGCTAGGCGCTAAAACACACGACGTGGGTAAAGGGGCTACTTGGGAATCTGTTGCTAAGAAAAACAAAATGACAGTTGCCGAGCTTAGAAACTTAAATCGCGGCGTCGATATTAATAGTGCTAAAAGTCTAAAGGTTGCAAAAGCTCCCACATCAATAGAGGCCCAGAAAGCCTACCAAACCGGGCAGAAGCGTATAGTCATCGGCTCTATGGCCAAAGCAGGTACGGGGCTTTCGTTCCACGACGTGGTTGGTAATAGCCAACGCCACCAAATTAATATGAGCTTGCCCTATTCTGGCGTGGAATTTCAGCAAGTATTCGGCCGTAGCCACCGTCTTGGCTCTAAATCAAATACAACTATGACGTGGGTTAGGGGCGATTCTGAAACGGAAAACAGGGTATCTTCTATTGTCAGCACAAAGCTACAGTCTATGGGCGCGTTATCTACAGGGGATCCAGGTAAGTTAGTCTCTAAAGAACTACTAATGAACTATGACCATAGTTCAAGTACCAACCCAAATCACTTTGCGGATTTGTTAGGCGCAAACCAAGACCCGGCACTAGAACGTGCTCGTGAACACGCCAAAGACACATGGGATTGGTCTACCGAGCGTATTAAAGCGGGTGGTGACCCACAAGCCGAGATGGGCCAACTAATTACTTCTGATTTAGATCGCGGTAAAGAGCAGCAAAGTCGCAGGGCGGTAGGCCAATTAATTCATTCAGGCTTCCATGTTCGAGTTACCGACGACAATAAGTTTGCTATTTCGGGTATGCCCCCAGGATCAACTGGGCATAACTACTTCACAGGAGCCAAACGCAGCGCAAAGTATGACAACTCTTCAGGTGAGTGGACTGTTTCTAACCTTGATTCGTTTAGAGGCGTGGCTAGGCGCACAGGAGCCCATAAGAAAGAAGGTACGACTACTCCAGAAGCGATGACCAATGAGCATCTGGACGCAATACACGGCTCAGAGAAAGCGAAGAAGATGCGGCAGCGCTTGGCCAATAAAACAGGTACCCGCATTGGCGATACTGTGCCTGATAAAAGCGCTGACACAAGAGTTAAGCGGACGAAGAAGAGTAGGTTCGGGGATCTTGTAGAGAAAGCTGTAGGGTCCAAAAAAGAGGCCATATCCAAAAAGATTAAACTTCTTATGGAAGAAGGGTATCCTCAAAAGCAGGCTGTAGCCATCGCATTGCAAATGGGCCGCGACGGCAAGTTGGCGTCGTTCACAGAGCTTGTTGATACTTATAAAGGGCGTATTTATCCACCCGGAACTAAGCGTGTGCGTAAAACAGGTGTTTGGGTTAAACAGGTAGACAACTCGTGGACGAAAGTTAAAGACGACAGTAAGACGCCTGCACCACCAGCCCCAGCCCCAGCTAGACGGGAAAAGCCCGAAGAGATTGAAGAAGTAAAAAACAAAAAACCGCGTAAAGGCGACGAGAAAAAATTTAAACTTAATAAGCCAACCGTTTTGGGCTTATCAGATTTTGCAGACTTTAAAAAACTAGCCGCCGCGTTAGCGGGTATGCTTGCTAAAAGATTGAAGTCTAAAGAGGCTTTAGTGTGTGTTTATAATAAACACACTAAACACAAGATTGAAGAGTTGTCACTTGGTGAGAATTATGCCCTGGTATTTGTGTCTAAAATAACTCATATGTATG